CAAGCAATCAGCATCAACATCCAAATGCTTGGTAATCTCTACATCAACAGCAAGTTTACGATGCCGTGGCAACCAATATTTTTTAGCAAACCAAAGTGCTTCAGTAACTACCGCACGTTCTTTTTTAGTACCGCCAATTACGCTGTACAACATTACCAAATTACCTCTTCAGTTACAATCATACGGCGACCTAAGTTCTGTTCAACACAGTTTTCAGTGTAGGTTTTTACAGCACCGTCGTCATACATCACAGTGACGAGAGTTTCGCCTTCTGCATCATCATGTATAGAAGTGATTTCACCTTTTGCAGTGTAATCGCTGTACTGTCGAATAATTCCCATTCCAACTTCAAACATTATTGAACCTCTTTTGCAAGTTTTGCGATATCGGACCAAGTAGTAGCGGATTGTTTAGCAACACTTTGCTTAACTGCTTTTAACTGGTCTGCTTTGGACATTGCGTCGAACATTTGATTTAGATAAACTTGATATGCTGTCATGTTGTTTTCTCCGTCTACATATATAATGTAGCACCAAGACGTCTTATTGTCAACCTTTTTTAAAAAATAATTTTAATTGCAACAATAAAAGCGATGATAGGAGCAATTAGTATTCCAACTTGTATTGCTCTCCACATCACTACAGCTTGTTCACCTTGCATCTTCTTCATATCCTTATTTAAGATAATGTGGTCCAGTCCAGGCAACACTGTAGTTTTCAAAAATGTTACCACGAGCAGCGTTACGAGCAGGAGCATTCCAGCCAGCGGCTTTTAGAATGTCGCCTTTACGAAACTTTTTGTCTGTGTCCGTGTTAACAATGAACCCCCAAACGCTGTTTTCTTTGATGATCTTGATATACTTGTTACCATACTTGACTTCTATGATATCATCAAAGTTATCAACTTTTTCTTTGAAATATCCACTAAGTGGTTCACGACCGTTGCGAGTAGCAAAACGAATAAAGTCTGTTTTAATAGTCTGAACCAGTGTTTCGATTTCTTTTTGCATCAGTATCACTCCGTTTTTCTCAACTTACACTTATAATATAAAGTAAGATGTCTCGAATGTCAAGAGTTTTTTATAAATATTTTTATGAAATATAGAATAAAAGATGCATATGAACCATTAAATCAACATTCTACTATTCGGTCTACCATACAAGAGTACATAGAATCTGCAGGTAGTGATTTTTTTGACTTTAACGCCTTAAGAGGCTTTGGCAAAGGTATAATTCCTACAGAAATATTAAACCAAGATCCAGTTATTAAACAGATTCTAGATAACACTCCATGTAATATGGGAGGTATGGTCTTTCACATGAATCCCTGGACTTGTTATGAATGGCACTGTGATGGTATACGAGGTTGTGCAATTAATATGCTAATCAAAGGTCAAGGACATACTTATTTTGGAAATAAGATAAACAAATATCTTCATCAGATTGATGAGCTGGTGTATGAACCTAATCAACTGTATTTGTTTAACACCACTGTTGAGCATACAATAATCAATGAACACCAAGAACGATGGATGTTATCTATCGGATTCGATAAAAGTGAAGAATCATTGGACTATCACGAATTACACGCTATGTGTCAATCTTTAGGATTAGTTTAATACTATTCAAAAAGTCTTACCGGTTTTTTATAGATTTTGTGTTTTTTATGCTACAAAATAACGCACCATGAACTCTTACCATAAGCGGATTTCAGCTGACTTTTTGTAAATATACTTGCGGGTGTAGTACACACGCATAATACAAGGAGTTGATACAATGGAAATTATCAACAAAGTAAAAGGTTGGGCAGGTGCTCTTGCTGAAGTTGGCATTAGTATTGCGGCACTTATGATCGTAGTAGAAGTACTAGGTCTTGGTGCAATCCCATTCTTCCCTGAAGTTAGTGTAGTCGCAAATGTTAGCGGTATGCTAGCAACACTGGGTGCTGAAGGCCTAATGGGCTTGATTGCGATCTGGGTACTTTGGGGTATTTGGAACCGCAAGTAATGTAAGTTCAGCAGGCTGAAAACCTCCAGGAAATCAGCCTCCTTTTTTATTCAACTCCATTCCAAAAATGCATGTTGTACACTATTGCTAAGTTTTTCCAACTTTGGCAAATGACTCTGTGTTATTCTCATACTAAAGGTTTCAATATCTTCTGCACCTTTGCGTTCAAACACAATGCCATATCCTATTCTGTCATACCCTCCAGGCTTAAACAGTTTTTCTAATGCAATACCTGTTTGTAGACTTTGCTGTACAGTTGATAACATGTGTTGTTGTGCAAAATTATAGGCATGTTCTAATTTTTGTTGTACACTAGAATGCCTAAAATCTACAATATTTTTGGATTTAACTGTGTTCAGATAATGTTTGTCATAAACCACAGTCAACCAAACTTTCATTTTTTTAGACAAGTGTGTTTGTGACCAACTTTGATTCAGCAAGTCTGATAGTGTTATAGTTCCAACAGTCCAATCTGTATTGTTTTTTACAATTTTGTTTCTGGACAACTTGTATTGGCTTTTGGTTTTCAATTCAAGTTCTAGTAGAGGAAAGTCAGACCCTTTGCCTGTGTTATAACCTCCTTGAAATTGACCAAGTTTGTCATGAAAGTAATTTCCGATAACAGTTGGTGATGTATCAGAATTTATCCAACTTGGCAAACTATCACCAACTTCGATTCCTTTTACTCGTGTTATTTTCATTGTCTTGTTCCTAGATAATCTTTTTCTTTGTAGCTTTTGATCATGTGACAACGACAGCACAGTGTATTGATGTTTTCTGCTGTGTCTGCTCCACCCTGACTTTTCAAGTGAATATGGTCTCCATGCATTACACCACGTGCTACACGCAGTTGATGATATGGATCCTCAATTGAAATGATCTCAGGATCTTCACGTGGATCATAACCACAAGTGTTACATTCCCAACCTCTGTAGAAAGTGTGTGGACGTTCTGGTTTACCCATGCCACCGTATTCTACACATTCCAGTTGATGCTCTTCACATAAAATGTTTCCGCCGGGTCCATCGAATATACTCAAATCATTATCACAATCTTCAAGCATACACTTAGCACCACGTCGATATTGCTCACGTAGTATTCCCGGACTTTTCATCTTACGGTTGTTTTTGTCTAACAATTTAGCCATTAGTCCCACAAGTCCTCTTTAGAAACTGTGAAGCCATTGTTTGGTGTGTAATTAGGAGTTTTAAGATTTGTACTTTTGCGTAATTGTGCAATCAAGAACGGAAGCCCTGTACGCATCTCTGTAGTAAACCCCCGTACACCCCAATCGTTGTAGCTTTCTGGGTTAGCTTTTGCATACCAGCTTTCGTATGCCATTTTAACTTTATCCCAAAACATTCCGTTAGGCGAAAAGTCTGCTTCAAAGAAGTCTTTGGTAAACTCTACAAACTCTTTTACATAATCGTCGTCTACTGTAATTCCTTGTTCATAGCACAAGTTAAAGTACTCAAACAACTGCCTTGCTTCTTTAGCATCAACTGGACGTTTTGCATTTAAGCGAGTCCAGTAGTCTGCAAACATACGAGTTACTTCTGGATTTTTACGTGTTTTCAGGCTCTTGCTCATTGTAGTATCTGCAAGCAATGTAAATGCACCTGTTTCGTCGTCGTCACCAAACTTGCTGTTAGTAGCAAACAAGTCTGCGTCACGGAAGTAGTCATTTTTCTTTGCAGTGTCTACCCATTCTTGGTCTGTTGCACCATCAACTTTAACACCATAAACCATTTGCTTGTATGTGTCGATAAAGTCTAGTGGTTGTTTTGCATCGCCATTCAACAAAATAAAGTTACGACGAATTTCAAGTTTTTGACTTGTGCAGTACACAACAATTGGTATTTCACATGCCTTTAAGCGATCACCAAATACTTTAGTGGCTAAAATATAAAGTGCTAGCGCAGTGTGCTGGCCATCCCAAGCCACATAATTTCCATCCTCATTTACATAAACTTGGATAGCCATGACCATTGTTTCTCGGAAATTTTGTAAAATTTCTAGTATGTGACGCATATTAGGCTGTCGTTGCATACTAGCATCAATAATGATTTTGTCCAGCGCAGTCATCTGTGCTTTACACAGTTGTAAATCGCTAAACTTTTTCCATTTTGAATTTTTGCGTTTAAATTCGGATACCATTTGATCTAGCTGTGCAGCGAAAAATGGTGCCTTTTCTAGTGCTTCGTTTAATCGTTCTTGTAGTGTGACAAAGTTAGATGCACTAGTTTCATATTCTTTGTTCACACGGGTTGCGTATGATAGTTCCATTTACTTTTCCTTGTGTTGCGGCTTCCAGCCTATATCGGACCTACTCGTCCTAGTTTTCGTAAACGTTATTGCTTACATTAATTACATAGCATATTTTTTATTAGATGTCAACCTTTTTTGTGTTTATCAACAAGGTCTTTAAGGGCACCTTCGACACGACTGGGATAGTCGCCAAGATAGGTTCCGGCTTGTAAGTCATCAACAGTAATAAAGTGCTTGTGAAAATGATCAATGTCATCCCATCTCTCCAACATAGTTTTGCCCATAGCGTCAAAGAACGCATCGCTGAGTATAGGTTCATCTTTTTTGTAGTACGCATACGATGCCATGAGATACCATGGCACCATCATGTTTATGTTTTCAGCAAATATTTTAGCTGCATTATCGTCTAACATGAGTATCCAAGATCACGCAACATCTCTTGAGCCATGCTTACATCTTCTTCAGCCTTGACTCCTTCCATTTCCATTATTATCATTATAACAAGTGTATCAAGTTCCTGTTGACGGAATCGAGGCAGGCTGTCTCTAAATGCTTGTAAATCTTCAGCCCTGTCATAACTCCAAATCTTATTCAGCATTTGTACCTGTTGTGGAGTTAGATCATCTAATGTAACATGAACGCCTTCTTCTTGTGACATGCGGTCTCCTATTGATTGCGTGATGTACGAAATACAGGCTTGCTTAACGTAACACCATAGTATTCTTCAAATGCTGCCAACCGCTTCTTGCCAACCATTGGTATGCGCTGGATTTCGTCTACTGTGATGGGATTATCTTTAAAGTGTTCAGCAATGCGTCTGCCAGTCATGTAAATTAATCCACCTGGATAATCGCCCTCGTCAAAGCGTTTTTCCATCATATCTAAAAGTTCATTACCTGTCATTGATATTTCCTCTGTTATAGTTTTATTTACACACTCAGAGGCCCTTTAAAGTTGCGAATACGTTCGTTGGCTTGTTCTTGTTCCCATTCAGCAACCTTATCCCAACTACGACACATAGCCCATTTGCCGCTGTTTGACATTTCAGCGTGACGCTTACGAGCTTGTTTTTCTGTTAATCCTGACATGTAAAAGTAGTCTGGATTCTCTCCGTAATTACGTGCTTCAACTGCCCACATAGCGAACTCCTTTTCTAACTTACATATACAATATAGCATCAAGATGTCTTACTGTCAACCTTTTCTTTAAGTTACACTTTAATATTTTACGATTTTACGTTAAATACGTATAGTACTTCTTGTACTAGTGAGTGAGAGTGAAAAATATGATTGATCCGATTACAGCAATCGGTGCTGCCACAGCGGCTTTTAACGGAATTAAAAGTGCTATCAGTACTGGTAAAGATATTCAGTCTATGACCAGCCAACTTGGTTCATGGGCCAAAGCTATCAGTGATTTGGATTTTGCCCACAAGAAGGCAGAAAATCCACCTTGGTACAAGTCTCTAGGAACAGACGTTCAAAAAAATGCTATGGAAGTCTGGATACAAAAGAAAAAAGCGCAAGACATGCGTGAAGAACTAAGAAGTTATATCAGTTTATACTACGGACCAAGTAGCTGGGACGAAATTGTAGCTATCGAAGCACAGATGCGCAAAGAACAAAAAGAAGCAGTTTATGCCGCACAAGAACGCAAAGAAGCAATCATAGCTTGGGTAGTAGGTTTATTTGCTGCTATGATAGCTATAGCTATATTAGGAGCAGGTATTTGGCTTATTGGTAAAGGCCAAGGACGCTGGTAATTTTATAAGTTATTAAGTTCTATTAGAGTAGCACTCAAGTTGATTTCTGGATCTGCAACCTGTGTGTGCTTGACCATACTGTTTCTAATAACAATAACAGCTTCGTCTTGCTTGTCCTCTGTGTCGCCAAAGAACTCTACATTGCGATACAACCAACGATACATTTCTTCATATTCATCAGTTCTACAGTTTGCAATAATAAGTTTTCGAGCTTCACGCACTTGACCTGCTTTGAACAGCTCTACCATTTTGATACGCCAGCCTGTGTCTTGATCACTTTGCTCTGCTTGCTTTAGTTCACCATCAACAACTGCCATTTGCACATTGTTGATAGTTTTACGCAAGTCTGGATATGTTGCACGAACGAAACTGTCCAGTGTGTCTAGTTCAAACTGTGTGTTGTTTTCAATTAGTATCTCTGCAATACGTGCAGTAAACTCATTGGTGTCCAAACTTGTAATATGAAAACCTTGACATCTTGAATGCAGTGCTGGAATAATCTTGTTGGGATAATTACAAGTGAGAATAAAACGCACACTTTGATGATACTGTTCCATAACACCACGCAGTGCCGCTTGACCTTCTGCTGAGATATAATCAGCCTCATCAAGCAAGATAACTTTATAATCACCCCAAGGCATAGTTTCACTGAAGTTTGTAATCTTACGTCTGATCAAATCAACACCGTTGTCACGACTTGCGTTGATTAACAGTACATCAGCATCTTGTACACCCAAGTCATTGATAAGAACTTTTGCCAGTGTAGTTTTGCCTGTACCAGCACTACCACTAAACAGCAAGTGCGGAATACCGCCATCAGCAATCCAAGTTTTTACTTGATGCTTTTGTGCTTCATCTTTGAAAACGTATTCATCTACAGTTTTAGGACGATACTTTTCTACCCAAATATCTTTCATTATGCTATTACCTCAGTTGCTAGTACATCGTAGTTATTATACACAAAACTATAGCTAGTGTCAACATGTTCAAGTTCTAAAAAGTTATCAAACGTTTGATTCCAATTTTGTGTTTGTACAAGATCATTGAACATTCGTATTATCTCACTGTCCTGGCTTTCTCTACCTAACCAATAATGATAAAACGCCTGCATTCTTTCAATGGGCGGAACATCTTGTGTTTGGATACCATTCATAGCAAACCAACGTGCCATAGTTCCCAATGTTTCATCTCCACTGTCTACTAGATTGATCCAGTTGTCCAGTTCTGTTTGACTGGGATTTCTACCTTCAAATATTTCAAACACTGCTTCGACTTTTACACGAGTATCAATACTAGGATCTGTGTTTGTGATTTCATCTATTTTTTGCACATAGTCTCCACTGTCAAAATCATACACACTGTTCTTTTCCAGTATAGTTCTAACACTGCTTTCACTGATAGTATTGTGTTCGCTTTTGATCAATGCAACCTGCGCCGCCACTCTAGGAGCACTAAAGCTGGTTCCTTCTATACCCCAACCATCTCCATTTTCATAATAGTGTACTACAGCAGATCCTTTGTTGCTCCAATCATAAATATCACCGTCATATTGACTGTAAGCACCAACTACAATAGGAAAAATACTACTAGCCCAAGTAGCTACTGCCGCATCATGTAGCCCGTCATTGCCAGCGGCAGCGGTAACGGTCACCCCATTCTCCCACAGTGTTTGATTTGATTGCAAATATGCATCATCATGTGTGTAGGTGTTGTAATTGTCCATGTGCGGATAATCTGTATTACGTTTACTGCCCCAACTTACATTGATAACATCAGGATCAAAATCTTGATATGCTCTTAGCATTGGATCTGGTGTTTTGTCGACATCTACATCTTCTGCAATTACAGTTACTTCTTTGTGATCGTTTAAGAATTCACCATAAAAATTTTGCAGCACCAAAGGACCGTGTGTAGTAGGTCCTTGAAAGGTGTCCAGGATCACTGCTACAGGTTCACTGTTGCCGGATATCTTAGGTACATCAGCTGTAGCAGTTTCTTGTTTACTACTACCACAAGCTGATAACAATCCAGTTAAACTGATCCATTGAAACTCTTTATTAGATTTAGATTTTTTATTCATTGTAAAGTCATCATGTGTGCTGCTACATCTGCCATGCGGCAACTAAATGCCCATTCATTATCATACCATGCTAGTACACGAACCAAATGATTGTCAACTACTCTTGTTTGTTCTGGTGCAAAAATACAACTTTCTTTTGTGGTGTTAAAGTCACTGCTTACCAGTGGCAATGGTTGATAGGCTATAATGCCACGCATGTCATTTTTACTAGCACTTGCTACTGCTTCATTGACCAATTTTTCATTGACTTCTTGCTCAAGTTGCACAGTCAAATCCACACAACTCACATTTTGTGTTGGTACTCTAATAGCACTGCCCATGATTTTGTTTTTGAGTTTTGGATACACATGTTGCAGTGCCTTTGCTGCACCTGTACTGGTAGGTATAATATTCGATCCTGCTGCTCTAGCTCTATACAAGTCTCTGTGTCGTTTGTCAATAGTACCTTGGTCACCTGTGTAACTGTGTACAGTTGTCATTTGTCCATTTATAATACCAAACTGTTCATCTAATACTTTTACTAGTGGAGCAAGACAGTTTGTTGTACAACTGGCATTACTAACAATGTTTTCTGAACTGGTTATGTCTTGATGATTAACACCATAAACAACTGTGCGTTTTACGTCTGCAGCCGGAGCACTGATTACTACTTTTTTAGCACCGTTAAGAGTATGGTTAAGACATTTTAACCCGTTGTTGTATGCTCCTGTGCATTCTAGTACAACATCAACACCGTGCCATTTTAACTGTTCTATATCTCGTTCTTCTGTCCACAGTATCGGCTCGTGTATGGGACCTTTATATGTTCCGTGAACTGTGTCATATTTTAGCAAATGCATATTTGTTTCTTCGCCACCGCTGGCATTGATTTGTACAATCTGCATATCATTGCGTTCACTCATGATGTGTCTGGCAACACAACGTCCTATTCTTCCAAATCCATTTATACCTATACTGATCATTTATATATTCCGTGTATTGTATAATGTTTACTGTTATAAACTGCCCAGCTTAAACAGTCTAACCGACTATATCCTTGACTGCGTAGTTTTCGATACCATGCTACGTAATTTTCTAAACGTTTCATTTAATACCCGCAAGTGTAAATCTGTTATATACGTTAAGTTCTAGTGTATCTGCAAATGTAGTTTCTGTCAAGTTAAATTTATTTTGCATATCTTGTAAACTTGCACAACAATTAATATGGTCACCTATAACATCGAAATTATTACTTTGCATTACAACACGAGTTCCTGGCTTAATTTTATTATACCAATCATTTGACATGTGTTCGGTACTTAAATTAATAACAGTATCGTAATTGTTTATTCTATCAAACACGTTTATGTCGGCTGTATAATGATTAGAGTTGTAATCTATATTAAGCCTTTTGCTTATTAAACTACATCTGATATCCATATCGATTTCGTCGATACTAATATTTGGAAAGTTTTTTAGTAAACAATTTGTTAATATACCAAACCATGAACCTATATATAGTACACGATTATGTTCTGTGTAAATGCTTTCGAATGCATGTATTGCACAATTTTTACTCAATAATTGATTTGTATGTAGTGCATCTCTTACTTCTTCCAGTGTCACCAGTTGTAAAATTTCTTTCTTATACATGATATCGAAAAATTCAGCAACCGATTTATCGTAGTTAAACTTCATCTTGTAATTCTATTTTACCACTTTGTCCACACTTGGGACACCAATATTTTCCTCTATCAATTTTAAAATTTTTTTGCATCACTGCATATGTAAAATACCCTTTACACTGATTGCATGTTATATGATAGATATATTCTAAATGAGCTTTAAAACTCATAGCACTGTAGTTTCTATAATTTCTGCACTGGGAAAAACTCGTTGCAGTCTGCTTTCAGCTATAAGTTTTCCATTGGCACTTATATAAGCAACTCCATTTCCTCCGCTGATTTCGATATCGAAATCATCTTCAGCTGTTTTGTTTAGTTGTAAAACTTTGCCAGTTGGCAGTGTAAACAACACTTTAAAATCTATTTTTCTGTCAAATTCAATTACATTTGTCATCTTGTTGTATACTCCAATACGCTTTTATCGCCTTCCCATACTCCTAAGATTTCCTCAGGATCTAAACTATACATTTTTTTCCCTTCCGGGTGATCAATATCAAATCCACGACTCCAACGCCCATGTGCTACTAGTACAATATCGCCTGGTTTAACATCATGTGTTACAGCATTGTCGTTGCCTACATCGTGTACTTCGAAGAATCTACTTTTAATTCCTTCAGTTTTACCATCATCGTCTAGTGTAATTATACCACCTTTTGTGCGGCCTTCTCCTGGAGGATTTACAAAAAAACCTAGTACACTGTGTCTGATTGCTCTAATTTTTCTCATTAATTACTCCGTTATTAATTGTTCTAATGTCTTCAAGACATCTCGGCTATTATCTTCTACTTCTAAGTCTATAGCAGTTTTAACACAGTTTCTTGTAAAGTCAAGTGAATATCTAACACCACTTGAATCCATACCTGTGTTGATCAAATACACATTACAGTTGTGTTGTTCAATTTTTTTCATCAATAGATCACTGTACACACTAACTGCTCTTGGCATAAAAGGTGAACCGTAACAAGGACTAAACAGTGGTTTGATTTCATCAGTGCCAGCTTCTGTTCCTGGCATTTGACTGGTGTATCCTGTTTCAAAGAAACGTCTGACTGTGTCGCCTGATATTTTGCTAACAGGTGGAAACACTCCTTTGGCATCCATTGTTAAAAAGAATATGTTATCAGGGTGATCAAACTGTTGTGGTTCATGATAGGCATTCTCCACACAATCAATTGGATAGCTCAGTCGTGCATTTGCTGCACCTGGATTTTCAACTACTAATGTATCACGAGATCTTGCAAGTTCAACAGCATCAAATATTGTTTTGTGTGTTTCTGGTGTTAAGCCTTCGCTTTTAGCATAACAACCTGTTTCGATCATTTCAATACCTTGATCGTTCCAAGCAATTTCGTCGTCACCTATCAGTTTGTAATCGGGATCACTGCTCAGTGTTGTTTTACCAGTACCACTCAATCCAAACATCAAGTTGGTTGTGTCGTTGTAGGTAAATGCACTGCAATGCATCGGCAGTATATCTTGTTCAGGTAATATAAAACTAATAATACCAAATGCACCTTTTTTGATTTCGCCTAAAAATGTAGTGCCAGCAATCAACATCTCATTGCGATCCAAATGCACATAAATTTTAGGTTCGTCAATTTTTAAATCAGTGTTGTGCAGTATGATAAAATCTGCAGGTTTGCTTTTTGGTAGTACTGTAAACATGTTGCGCACGAATTGTGCATGTCTGTCGTCGTTGGTACAAACACGAAAACGTATGCCAGCACTAACAAATTCTAAATCATGTGCGTAGTTTTCCAAACTCCACATTTGATTGTAAAAAGCATCGTAATCAGACTGATTGCCAATTTTGTTGTACTTGGGTCTAGTTAAATCTAAATGTTGTGTTTTGTCACCAAAAAAGTATTTTTTTTCTGGACTACGTCCCGTAGGAGACGTAGTAATTTCTATGTTAGGCATTATTCCTCGAGTTCTACGGTTTCTATACTTCCGTCATCATATTCGATTTCCACGTATTTGGTTCCGTCATCTCTTGTTCTAGTAATTTTACTAATTGGCTCAGGTTCTTGGCTAAATTGTTCTTCTAAATCTGGAACAATAGGTTCTTCAACCACAGGAGGTGGTGGAGGAGATGGTGGAGGGGGAGCAGTTTCTTTAATAATAGGCTTGGTGTCACTTAGTGGTTGTTGTTGTGGAGGTACACTAGCATTGTGATGTGCCACAGCGACATCTTCTGCTTTCATTTTAACACTACCATCTGTGTTCAGACGATCACCGCGAGCATTCATTGGAACATTACCAACTGCTTTTACTTTTTCATTTTTTGCTGCAAGGGCAGCCATGTCTATTGTCATGCCTCGAGCAGTTCTAACTTTTCTACTCATCTCAGGAATTCCTTATAATCCAAATTGTATTTAATACTATCAATTTTATGTACACCAATTAGATACAATATGTAGCTTGAAACACTGCTTCCTCTGCCAACTCCCCACAATATATTGTGCTGTTTTAGTTCGGTTACCATGTATACTAGAAATTGTAACATTGGCAGCATTTCGCGGTTTTTAAATTCTTCAAGTTCTGCATATACTCTTTCACGTTGTTTCTGTGTGGTTATCAAGTTTAACAAATACTGCTCTATGTCCAGTGTTTTGTATTCTTCAGGCATCCACCAATTGTTAGCATCTTTATAACTATACTTATCATTTGTTTCGGCTGGTGTTTCATAATCAATAGTATCGTCAAACTTGAACAGTGTACAAAAGTGATTGTAACTGTCTATCTTTTCAGTGTCTTTGGTTATTACATATCTAGCACGTTTGCCTTCCAGCATGCCTTCTACTAGATCATTTTCATCTACTACTATTTCATTGAGTTGATTCATCTTCATCCTATATTTAACACATCATCGTCTGGGTCTTTGCCATCTTCTATTTTTTTCTCACGTTCTTTTTCCAATGATTGTATTTGGCTTTTAGCACTAATTTCAATACCAATTTGATCTAGTGTGTTTTGTAATTGACCTACAGCACCTGACATGCCAAGTTGATGTGCTTGAGAGATTTTTTGTCGCAACTCGATTTGTTTTTCAATTAGTTGCTCGATTGTAAGGTGTTGTAAATTTAAAAACATACTAAAATATAACACGGGCCGAAGCCCGTGTCAACTGTTTTTTATAGTCCGTTAGGTAAGATAATATAGTGGATTGCTAATACAAGTGCCACTGATACACCTAGTCCAACCATCATTTTGCCAAAGTCTTTGGCAACCAATGGAAAGATTGATTTTGTTTTTTTCTTACCGAAGTAAGTAGCCATAGCAAGTTCTCTACCTGCTAACAAGCCTACGAATACCCAAGTTGTACTCATTGGAATATCGTTTAGTTCTTTGAAGAAGTACAAGCACAACCAATAGAACAAGTCAATCAGTGTTGCACTTCGTACATATCTTGTGTTGTGTTTTTCTAGTACAATTTGTTGAATTTTACCGCCTCGTTCTCTAAACATAAAGAACAAGCCAGCAACAAATACAATACTAACCATAAGCATTAAGTCAACAGGCACTTCACGTGGTAAGAACACAGCAATGTTTGCCATGTCATGACTTAGCCAAGTCCACCAAAGACCAGCAGTTGCAATCCATTGTGCAACTCGCCAGAAGTTTTTATTGCCTTCGCTTACTGGTTGTGTTTCATCATACCAGCGTCCAAAGAACTTGTGTATTGCAAACCAAATTACATATGCAAATGCGGCTGCAACACCATAGCCCATGATAGATTTCATAAGCATTTTTTCTAATACAAATGTACTAGCAAAAACACTCAGTACCAAAAAGCTAGTTGATACAGGCACACCAAGCCTAGTAAGTGCTACTAGGATAGCAGGTGCTGCCGCATGATACCATTGCACTTCTTGCCAAGGTATTCTGTTTAGTCGTCCGTAACTGATGTCGCCACCATTTACACTCCAGCCATACCACAAGGTCGCAAGCAATACTGCACTTGCTGCCGCCCATAATACTTTGTAATTGAATCTCTCATTGTTTGATGCCATCCATGTACCGAGAGTTTGTACTGAATCGTTTGCTATAACTGCATACGCAGCCAGCAAGAAGCCTACTAGGCTCCATAGCGTGAGTAGTTCCATTTCTTTCTCCTTGCTTGACGGCTTTACCCCGTCGCTCACAATAAAACGCCAGGCGGACTAGACCTGACGCTTTTACTTATATTAGAAATCACTTTACTCTCTATTTCCTAATAAATGCAGCAACATTTGGAATAAGTTGATAAAGTTTAGATATAAGCTAATAGCAAACTGAATGCCGTAGCGTGGATCACCACCATGATTTACATAAATGTTTTTTGCATTTTGTGTGTCCCAAGCAGTTAAACCTGTAAACACAATTACACCAATGATACTGATTGCAAACTGCAATCCACTGCTTGCTAAAAAGATGTTTACTATCATTGCAATGATGATACCAATCAATCCCATGAGCAAGAAGTGTCCAAAACCTGTCAGGTCTCGTTTGGTTGTATAGCCCCAAAGACTAGCACTGAGAAATGTTGCGGCTGTAATAAAAAACACTTGTGCAATGCTAGCACCTGTGTATACAGCAAAAATAGGAGCAAGTCCTACACCCATGACTATAACAAATGTATAGTAGAAGTTTCTCAGTGTTGGATAACTCCAATTGCGTCCTGCAAAACTATACCACAAAATCATACCCAATGGAGCAAGTGCAAACAACCACAATGAGCCTGCCATTTGATAAAGCAGTCCGCTACTGTAAACAAACCATGCAACTGCTCCACTTACAGCCAATCCTGCCGCTGTGTGGTTGTACATATTAAGCATGAATTCACGCAAGCCTTCATCGTATAATTTTTGTTGTCTAAGAGCTTCAATACTCATCATAAATCACCTTCTTTTCTATTTTCACTGTAATAAACGTCAAAACTGCCGCCTGGATAACGACTTTCTAGTTTGCGTACATTTTCCGCAACTACTTCATTGGGATCCAGTTTCAATGCACGACATGCATTTACCCAATACCACATAATGTCTCCAAGCTCACGCTTCATGTGAAACACAGTGTCTTCATTCATAGGCTTGCCTTGGAATGTACATTTCTTTACAATCTCACTGAACTCTCCGCCTTCACTTGCCATACCGATACTAGCTGTGAGTAGCAGTGCAGGATTTACTCCTTCGTCGCTGAGTGCAATCATTCTTGAATGCAATGCACCAAATGCATTACTTTCACTGCTGGTGACTTTTTCTACAAAGTCTTTGTACTTGTTTAAATCTACTTGTGACATTTATACCTCTATATCTATTACAGCACCTTGCTGTATCTGTTGTTTTTTAAAAAATGCTTGTAATCTTAAATCTTCAAGAATATCTTTTATTTGATCTGATTTTTCATGCCATTTTTTTAACATGTCTATAGCAACTTCTGTTCTAGTTGCTTGGTCCACTACTCTAATTTTTTCTTTGTTAACTGGAGGAGCAATATTTTCACTATTAGCAAAAGGAAGTATACCGTTACTGGAAACACTTTTATCAGTATCAGAAAATGGCATCCTACTAGTAGGATCTAACATTTGCTGTTGCTTTACTATGTGTGTGTCCATTATGGTGTGTTTCCTGCTGCAACAATATCAGCTATATTTTGACTGAGTTGTGCGTTAAATTCGTCATCACTTTGTGTAACCAGTAGTCCTTCGCTTAATCCTCTGCTAAAACTAGCAGTCATGTCTTGGTTTTGGCTCAGCCGCCTGCATGCTTCTTCAGTTGTGTACCCGCCGCTGAGACCAACAATTTTGTTTACTGTGTTATACATCAGCAGATCTTGATATAAATTTGCTTGTTCAGGTAGTGTTAATTTAAGTATAACACTACCGTTGAAATTATTCAAGTATTTTCCTAGTTTTCTTTTTAAACTCTTTTCTAGCGTCGATTTCTGTTCATGCTCTATCGGAACTTCTGGTTCGACAATTGGAATTAATCCACTATTGCTGATGTCTTGTGCAATAGCAAACTGTTGATGCAGAACATCATCTAGATATTTTTCACTTTTAACAATACTGCGCATTTTAGTACCAACGCACTTGTTTAGGTGTGCAAAATGTATCATATCAACCACATCAAAGTCTTTGAGTGTGCCGTCTTCTTCACAACCACTGTCAACTTTTAGTATTGCACGAATACCTTTTTTCTCTAGTACAGGAACTATTCCTCTGTCTACTGTATCTTTATAAAGTATAGCATGACTGATGTTATTGCTGTTGAAATCTGAATTAGCAACCATTCTCAATCGCATTGCATGCACAAGATCCATTTTATTTTCTTCTGTGTATTCTTGACCATATCTTTCTAGTACGCCCCCTGTACTACCACCACTGTGATCCATTGCTGCAATAAATGTATTACTCATAAGTTTCTCCTGTTTCACGAAAAAAGTTTTCACTCCAAAATGCTTTGTCGTCAATCCAAACATCATAATGTTCTTTTTTACCAACACTGAGCTCGTGATATTTTGCACCCCATTTATCCAATTGATTTTTAGTTAAATCAAGATAATCTACGCCGCTACTGATTCCTCGTGCTGTCATGTACTTGATCGTGTGTCCTTGATCATACAGTCTATTAACTTTAGCAATTCTATCCATGTAAGGAATATGATTTGCATAATCTTTTTTACCACCGCTGTCGGGTATAATTACTTCTTGGCAAATTGTACCATCTATATCTATAACATATTTCATTGGAATAAACTACTTACACTTTCTTCATTTGTGATTCTACGCATTGCTTCACCAAACAGTGGAGCAACACTTACTTGACGTATTTTTTTACTTGTTCCTGTATAAGGAATACTATCACTGACAACAAGTTCTTGTAAATTACTTGCATCAATTTTCTTTTGAGCGCCATTGCTAAGAACACCATGTGTGATATATGCTCTAACACTGAGCGCACCTGCTTCTAGAATTGCATCTGCTGCTTTGCACAGTGTACCTCCACTGTCAACAATGTCATCTACTAGGATAGCATGTTTGCCTTTTACATCTCCAATCAGTGCCATAACTTCAGCAACACCTGCTCGAGGTCTGCGTTTGTCAACAATAGCAATATCTCCGTGAAACATGTCAGCAAACTTACGGGCTCTTACTGCACCGCCAGCATCTGGACTTACAAATACACAGCCTTCTTCTTTGTTAATTTTAGATTCAATATCTTTAGCAAATACTACTCTACTAGTAAGATCATCTACTGGAATATCAAAAAATCCTTGTATCTGTCCTGCATGTAAATCCATTGTGAGAATTCTATCAGCGCCTGCTTTAGTAAGCAAGTCTGCTACTAGTTTTGCTGTAATTGGTGTACGACTTGCACTTTTACGATCTTGTCTTGCATAACCATAATATGGAATTACCGTTGTGATTCTTCTTGCACTGCTACGCTTTGCAGTGTCTATCATAATCAACAATTCCATTAAACTTTCATTTACAGGAGAACAAGTGCTATTCACTAAAAAAACATCCTTGCCCCGGATGTTTTCTTTTACTTCTACACATATTTCTCCATCATTGAACCTGTTTAGATCTGCTGGTACGAGATCCACAAAACAGTGTTCTGCAACCTTTTGGGCAAAAGGCTGATTACTGCTACCAGTAACGATTTTCATTCGCGCCTCCGTTAAACTGCGAAACTTTCCCCACAACCACATGATGCAGTTGCATTAGGATTCTTTACGGTCAAATAACTACCGCCTAATTCATTGATGTAATCCACTGTACAACCAAACACAAACATTTCAGCCATGGGGTCTAGAACTAGTATGTCCTCAAACACCGTGCCGTCTGGTTCATCAGTAAATGTCCATTCATACTGAAAGCCACTGCACCCGCCGCCTTTGACTGCCAAGTTTACAAACTTTTTATCGTGTTGCTTGGTCATGTTTATCAAATAGTCTTTAGCTGATTCAGTAACTGTTAGTATCATATTTTGCCTTGTTCTGTTAGTATTTGTCGATTCTGCAAATGTTCCGCTTCAACATCGCTTTTAGCTTGACCATGATATCTTACTGCCATATGCTCCTCGATCATTTTTTCGTTGATGTTAGTACCTTCTGCCCATACTGTTCCTAATACTCTACCAAATTTACCTTTTTCATTGTCCAGTTGAGTTGATATAATTATATTATCATTCAAATGTGCAATTAGCCATTCTTTGGCAAGTAATCCGAACTTCTTTTCTTCTAGGTCTCTAGTTCTACTCTCCGGTGTATCTATGCCCGCCATGCGGACTCTTGCTTCAAGCAACACATCAAATCCTAAATCCATTATACAATCAAATGTGTCACCGTCAATGATTTTTACAATGCTTTTAACCCTATAGCTATAGGGACTTGGTTGCGTCATAATTTTCTCCTCTTACAGGAGTATTTATGGCGCTAGTCTCCTTTGCCGGATCTGCCACTGAAAAAATTACCCTTAACTTCGCCTTTGTATCCTAATTCAGGGTTGTATTCATCAGCCTCTGGTAGTGCATCTTTTTTGGTTGTAATGTTAGGCCACTTTTCTGCGTATTCAGTATTCATCTTTAACCAAAATTTATCTGCTTCCGTCATGTTAGTGTCTGGCTTGATAGCATCCGCAGGACATTCTGGTTCGCATACACCACAGTCAATGCATTCATTGGGTTTAATAACCAACATGTTTTCGCCTTCGTAAAAACAGTCCACTGGACAAACTTCTACGCAGTCTGTATACTTGCACTTGATACAAGCATCATTCACAATGTATGTCATTCACTCTCCTCTAGTATTCTATTAATCATGTTTTGTTTGGTCAGTCGTCTGTCTAACTCGATTCCAAAATTTTCTTGTGCAAAGTCCACAAGTTCATTTTTAGTACGCTTTTGTAGTTTATCTTCCATTACACTATCAAGACTTTTATTTTGTAATGTATTACCGTTAATAACTAATGGATTTGTAGCTACTGCATCTTTGAATTTGCCATCTAAGGATATATTTTCTTCCACAGCTTTTTTATCTCTTACTAGTTTATTCCACCAACCCATTACCAAACTCCTAATATCATTTTTGTGTCTTCGCTCATCATGTCAGGCCCAAACGGAGGATCAAATGTGCATTCTACATCACACTCTTCAACCCCATCTACTGTACATGCAGCATAGTATATATCATTTCTAATAATATCTGCTGCTGGACAAAAAGCACTGGTCAGTGTGTGTACAATTTTTACCTTAGGAAGATTGCTTACATCAACTTCATATATCAATCCGAGATCGTATACATTGATACTGATCTCAGGATCATACACCTGCTTTAGATTTTCAATAATTTTATCTTTGACTTCATCCATGTTTTGCCAGCATCTTAAAAGTTAACATATCTTCTTTGTTTTTAAACCAACATTCGTATCCGTTACGATGTTGATCATATCTAAAGCCACCAAATTCGTTTCCAAAAAGGTTTTCAAGTAACTTGTGAAAACCTTTTGGCTTTGAATATCTGTTGCTTCTAATAAACAGTGTGCAATAGAAGCGATCTTCTTGCTCCCAATTTGCACACCATTCTAAATCATCTGTAGTAATATTTGCCACATTTACTCCGCAAATAAATCTTCATTCCATTCTCTATGGCCTTCACGATATGCCATGTTAGCGATTGTTTCACGCACTTCTACTTTAAAACACCACAAACGATCAGCTTCTGCCGGACCCCACATATCTGGAATATAAACACCATTTACATATTTGTAAATTTGATCTGCCAATCCTTCACAACCCAAACGTGGAAGAATTGTTAGTTTTGCAATGCCACGTTCTTGCATTGTTTTATACAGTTCTAGTTCAGGATCATCTTCTGCTACCAACAATGTGTGATCAAATTGATCTTCCATCTGAGCTTTTAGTTCTCTTAGTCCACCATAATCAGCTACCCAGTTACGAGCATCTAGTGTGTCAGTTCCAAAATAAAACTTCATACTAAATGAGTAACCATGTATTTGATTACAATGACTGTCAGCTTTCCACTGTCTATACGCACATGGGAAAGCATTGTGATATTCTTTTGTACTTACATATTTGTATGTTACTGGTTGCATTTTATACCTCTTGTATTGAGGGGGCGGAATGTTTATAGTGGGTCGATCCCTGTTTAGTCCACTCGTCATATTTAGCGTAGGCTATTTGTATTGCTTTGGCTTGATAGTAACTGTCAGCCAGTGCATTGTGCAAATCCTGTTGCATGGTTTTCCTTGGATCACTTGGCAGCAAACTCAAAAATGTTCTACCGTCTTTTACCTGCCAAAAGTTCCAAGGTATTGGTGTGGACAATTGACGATACATATCTTCTACAATAGTAACATCAAAACCATATCCATGTCCCCATAATACATCGACACCCACCATCCATTTGGTCAAATGGTCTAGAAAGTGTTTCAGCCCGACTCTGTCGTCTTCTCTAAAGGCTTCTTCTTTTACTCGGGGATCCTGTTTTGCCCACCACTCAATTGTGTCGTCAGTGACTGTGCGTCCTAAACGATCTTGTTCATCTAAGTCTAAACGAAAATAAAATTCACTGTGAGGTTCATTTGTGCTGTATGGATCAAACTTTACACCGCCCACTGTGAGGACGGTGCATCTTGGACTGGTATCCAATGTTTCCAAATCAATCATTCCATGTATCGCCACGTGACCTCCAACGTTCATATTGTAACCACATTATACACATAATTACTAAAGAAATCAAGTTTAAAGTTAATAATCCTATCCATATATTGAATGCAAAAAATACTACAACTAGATAATCAAACCACTGCATTTAACCACGTCTCATGTTGGCAATATCTTTTGCATCTTCTTTTTTATCAGCAAAAACAGGTACCATATTACTTTTGTGCATGGTTGCTACTCCGAGCAGTTGACGCTCTCCACTGTACACATTGCGTTCTTTAGGGGCTGTGCTTCCGCTAGGAACGCAGTCGCTAGTATTAACACGATTTGTACTATCACTAGTGTAATCAGGAAAAGCCACTGTCGTAACATTGCCTCGTTTTTCCTTTTTCTCTGCTAGCTGATCTGAATTTACACCCATCTTTGTCAACCATTTTTCATGTTCAGCTTGTGCTGCCAACTGACGTTTGTTCTTTGTAGGTTTTTTTCGACGATTGTACTTTGTAGTGGTCATGTATGGACCAACCAAGTGCATGCTCATAATTACCTCTTAGATTAATTTAACATTTGATAACGCACACGAAAACGTTTAGTACTTCCCATCCAAGCATTTTCACCTTGCGCACGATTTACAACATAAACAACATCTTGTCCATTAACACGATATGTTAGTCTGTATTGATTAACAACACTTGTTGTTGTGTTTACATATTCAGTTGTACACTGTCTTTCTGTCCGATAACCTGTGACAACTCGACGATTGCCGTTTGCTGCTTTATCGCCGCCTACAATCGCACCAAAAATAGCACCAGCGTTGCGCTCGTTTTTGCCACCAAGTGCTTCGCCTAGAATACCGCCAATAATAGCACCTGTTAGCGCACCTTCTACAGCATTGCCGCCACCTTGTACTGTTCCATATACAGGAACTTCAACATTTCTACAAACTTGTTGCGGTTGTCTTTGATTTACATTTGTGTAAATTGGTTCTTTGTGTACTAGTTTTCCAGTAGTTACATAACTGTCTGCAAAAGCACTGCTAGCAACCAGACCAACAACAAAAGCAATAAAAATTATTTTAAAGATTCGCATGGTTCATTTCTCCTATCCCATATTTCAAAATATTCTTCTCGAGTTAACACCGGATCTCCCCAGGCTTCACGTTCATCACAATTGTCTTGGTAGTCCAATCTAAATTGCGAATTTTCTAATGCTTGTTCATATGTCATATTACTAATATAGCATATTTTAACAACATGTCAACCTCTTTTAGTATCAGGCATACAATCAACTTCGATTGTTAAATCTGTCATTCCTTCTTGTTCTGATAAAAAATCAATAACAGTACGTGCGTGTTCTTCGCTTGGAAGACCGCCTTCTATCACCTGGCCTTTTGAATTTACAACAAAGAATTTGTATATCTTTTTAGGCCATGGTTTATGCTCTTTGATTGGTATTCTCATATTACTCCTATCCAATGTGTTACATCATCGCATGGGTCATCACATGAGTTCGTCCAATCTTCTTCGGGATCTTCCATGGTTGAGTATTTATTGCTAAATACCGTTAGTATAATAAACGTAGTTAATGGAGATATCAATGTCAGAAGCCGACGATAAAGGTAAATTAGAAGTAAGTGTACGTATACTGGGTAATGAGCTAGTAGCATTACGCATGGATGTAGATGATTTTAAAATGAAATGGCTTGTAATGGGCGTAATTGCTATTGTAGCACTAGGTTGGGCTGCGGGTAACTTTGGTCCAGAGCTAATTGGAATGTTTGGAGATAATAATGGGTAAGAAAAAACAAAGAGCAACACAAGTATCAAAAGGTGAAGTCGGCAGACCTATGAAAAGCCGCAGTAAAAATGATCCAGATTATCCAATGCGTAGAATGATCAATCAACTAAACGCTCATCGTAAAGGAAAACGTGTAATGGTTACTATAGCCAATCCTAATCCCAACGAAACCAATAGACCTTTTATTCGTGTTCCTGCGTCTGAAATTTGGAAGAGTGTAAGACGTTGAGCTATGTATTATTTTTTTATTTGCTACTTGTAAAACATGCCGTAGCAGATTTGTGGCTGCAAAGCAGACTCAACAATCCAAAATATGGTGATAAGAAAAACCTAACAGATCGTAAACTATGGATACACAGTTTGGATCACGCCGCACTAACTGCGGTGATTACACTGTTATTTGCCGGATTGTGGTGGGCAATAATTGCTGCACTGCTGGACTTTGTGCTACACAGTGTGATTGACTGGACCAAACGTGTGTACACATTAGATAGAAAAATAACAACCAAACAAAATTTATTTTGGAAAATACAAGCTGTAGATCAAATACTACACTATACAACTTACTTAATTATTGTGTTACTAACAGTTTAAGTTTCACTCCAGGTCAAACTTGCATTAATACTTTGTATTGTCTGACTGCTTTGTACTGCAACACTTACAACATTGTTAGGCGGTAGTGTGACATTATATTGACTTAGATCAAAAGTACTAGTACCATTAATACCATTAATCAATATAACCAATGGTTGTTCATCTGTTGAAACATAAGTACCTGTTGTAGTAGCTTTGATAATACTACTAAAATCGCCAATTTTAGTCCATTCATTGGTTGCGTTTAGTGTACCATTTAATATTAGGTATATTTCAATTGGATCATTGTTTTGACTAGACACACTTAATGTCTTTAGTTTTAGTTCACGTAGGTTAATTTTGCTTTGATAAATCAAGCTGTTTTTAATGCTGATCAGATTGTGTAGATTGTTTTGGTTTAAACTGGTCTTTGTACCGCTAGTAGCACTGGTTGTATAACTGTTGTCTACAATTTGTCCTTCAATTGCTGCCATCATACTTGCACCAAACACATGTGCGTCTGTTATAGTGTTAGCTGATAGATTTGCAGCAATATATCCAATTTTAAAACTAGGATTGTCCAAGTGAACGTCTGTGTTGCGATTGCTGTAATGTTCGTGATGTATAAACATCATATCACCTGTGTCAGGGTTTTCAACTGCCCAACGTATTTCACCTGCACCTAACCAACGAAAGTTAACTTGGAAAATGTTTAATTTACTCCAATCCATGTTGATACCACTCGGACCATTGCCGTCCATGCTGTCAATATTCCAGTCTGTTTGATAAGTCCAATTTAGTGTGTGAGCAGCACCTGCTTGTGTTTCTGCAATTGTACCAGTACTACCGCCTGTGGCACTGTATGTGAATGCGCCAGCTTTTTCTCCAACACTTGTGCTTAAAAATCTAACAGTATCGTCGCATTGCTCAACAGTCCATCCTGCAAATGCATTACTTGCAATTTGTGCGGCTGTGCCAATGGCATCATCTGCTGTAAGGCTAACAGGATAAGCAGTATCATTTAGTGTTATAGTTGCTGTACCAGAACCAGTTTGTGCAGTTACAGTGAGTGTAGCAATGTGTGCTTTACCACCATTTTGTCTCAGTATACCAAATTGATTGGTCGCTTCGTCGTATCCGATATTGAGTGCTTGTTCTTGTGCAAATAGACCAGCTCTAAGAGTAACACCTAATTGTGGATTATCATATGCGGCTGTAAATCTTGCCATTGCACCTTGACCTGGACGATAGCGAAGTATTCTGTTGCTGCGTAGTACACCATATCCATATGGATCAGTACCTGTGTGTACTTTAAACAGTGTTCCTGTTGATTCAGAAGCGCCGCCAAATTGACTAAACTGCTGGAATTCTCTTGGATCAAATCCGTATAAGCTGTCTAATTGTATTACAGGAGTTAGAGGAACAGTAAGATTTTCTCCAAACGCACTGGTACCCGAAGGCGAACCGCCGTCGCCTGTGCTGGCTACTGTTCTTAGTACTGGTTGTCCTTGACCGTTGTATCCAAGAGCCTTGTGTATATTCAGCAGATTGGGTTCGTCGTTATGAACATAACCTGTACTATTATCCTGCCTTACGCCCATTCAATTATAATCCTAGTGCCCAGTGTGTGTTGAGATACTGTTCAACATCGTCTAGTTCTGTTGAGTTTAATGCTCTGTTAAACATCAGTACTTCTGCCATACTACCTTGTAAATGTCCAACGCCGCCGCCAGCACAACCAAAATAGTAAGTTGTGTTACTACCAACTGTGGTGCTGTTAACAGTTCCCGTAAAGTTCAAGGTTTGTGCAACTTTGTCATGTCTGAATTGAACTTTTCCACTATTACCTACACCGTTACCGTTATACACCAGTGTTAAAATATGATAATTTGTGTCTGCTGCTACCGTGCTTACACCAGTGCCGCCATTTACTCTTGTGCAGTAATAATGAGTTCCGCCGCTGTTAACAAGTTCGATTTTCAAGTCTAGATTGTTGGTTGCTCCAAATACCTGAGCGTTTGCGATATCAGTTGTTTTGGCTACCATAAAGATAGTAAATGCACCAGCACCTGCAATTTGTGTAAATGGATTCACACTCAAGCAATCATCAACACCATCAAATTGTACAACACTCAAACTGTTGAGTTCGTTAGTTTCATATGTCGGTCTGTATGTAGCACCACCAATTGGGTTAGCATTGTGTGCAAAGTCTGATTTGTCATTCCACTGTGTGATAGTTTGACCATCACTTGGATTGGTTGGCTGGAATTGTGTAATGTCACTACCATCATACCAAATCTGCAAGCTGGTACTAGCATCAGCGATAATTGTAGCAATTTCACTGCCTGTTGCAATCTCATTTGTGGTTGTGTCTACTATACCATCTGTGTTAACCACAACATCAAATGTTGATTCAAATGCCAGTGTTTGTGCTGACCCATCCAAGTCCAGTGTCCAGTTGCCGCCGCCGTCTACTGTGAGTTCACTATCAACGCCCAATGTGTATGTGGTTCCGTCGATAGTTACAGTGAGTGCGGCTGCTAGCACATCATATGTACCTGTAATTGTTGGTTGGCTAGGTGCATCAGTTTGACTGTTCACTGTGGGAACGGCAAGCACAACACCACCGGCATTGCTTACCCACGGTCTGTGTGGCTGACTGTTAAAAGTTAAATTTTCTGCAATGTTGTAAGGACCTTGGAGGTACAAACGGTCATAGGTATTCCAGTATCTAAAATAAGGTTTGGTACTGTCATTTGTGCCAGTGATAGTTCCGTCAACTGCAACTACTTGTCCTCTGCGTTTTGCTTGGGCAATGTTGAGTTTTGCTATCTGTCTAGTTTCTTTATTTTCAATGTCTGTTCCACCTGTTAAAGTAGATATTCCGTTTGCAGCCATGGTTATACTCCTATACTACTATTTAGTTTTTAAAAGGGGATCTTAGTTTTTTCTCTTGAGGAGTTTTGTTTTGAGGTCTTCACAGGTTGCTCCGGCTGCGGTTCTTTTTTGCGTTTCTGTTTCTTTTCTTTTTCTTTGAAAGTTTTGTTGGTCTTGGCTAGGGCTTGGAAGTATCTCTTTTCCTTCTCTAAGACTTGTTCTAAGGTTAGCACTTTTGTTGCGTAAGGATTCGATTGTTTTTTGTGTGTCCATCCTCGGTGGGGGAAGAAATTGCTTCTGTGTACCTTTCGCTTGCCTGATGCGCCTTCGAATATCACGTATTCGCTGTTCCAATCGTTCAATGTCGCTCCAATCAATGGGTTCTGTCTTAAACCATGTTAACATACAACTATTTATTTTGTCTGCGTATTCCAAGTGCTCGATTGGCAGGATAAAGTTCAATGTTTACCATATTACTTTGATTTCCGCCTAGTATGCGATAGTATTTTCGATCATTTTTAAATTCAGTGCCAACATAAAAACCCACATGTCCTTTCCAGCCTTGTTCTCCTCTAGGAAATACAACAATATCTCCTGCCTCCGGATCACCTATTACAGGTTCGCCCCATTTTAAAAAACTACGGGCCATCAGTGGATATTCGCTCACACTTTCGCTGCCTGGTATATCGCTTTCACGCAATACTGCATTCACAAATGCAGCACACCATTCGTAATGTTTAGGATCTATGCCAGTATATTCTTTGATTTCAGTTCTATTTTGGTATTCGTTTAAACCGTATTTGTCTATAGCAGTTACTACATGACCAGGTGCATTGGGTATCGATTTACCATCAACAGTTATAGTAGGGCCGCAAGCAGACACCGCAAGAACAACTGCTAGTACACTTTTAAGTTGCATCACTTCTCTCACTCATGACAACACCTGCAACTGGTGCAGGTGTTGTACTGTAATTACTTATGTCTTGTCTCGAATCCGCTAGTGGTTCTTTTCAAACTACTTTTGTTTTAAATCAGAACCAGCAACAATTTCCCCATTATCAAGTACTTTCAGTAGTTTTAATCTAATCATACCGTCTAGTGTACTTTCGATTCCGTTACGTTTACCTTGTGTGTAACCTAGCCAAGTGCAAAATAAACAAATTGCTACAGCTATATAAGGTTCGTATCCTACAAACATTGCTGGCTCCTTTCGCTTGTTGTTATACTATAATATAGTATACTTATGACTGAAAGTCAAGAGCTTAGAAGCTGAAACTTAGACCAACTGTTGGTGTTAGTTCTTCTGAATCAAAGTTGTATGCTGCACCAGCTGTTACATCTGCTGCACCTAATGTCCAAGCATATTCACCACCAATGTTTTGTAGTGCGTCATCTTGATCACCGTTTAGGTAAGCTGTGATTCCACCTGTTTTAGCAACACCTTCAAATGCAAATTTTTCTGCATCTAGGTCATATGTCATTGCACCACCTATGTTGGCAGCACCTAATGCAATACCTGCATGCTCAGCACCCAGTACCATAGCTTCACTGTCCAAGTTGTAGTCGCCTGCAACAGTTACATTACCCATTGCATAGCTACCTTGAATGTTGCTGATGTCTGTGATGTCACTGTTCCAATCAGTGAAACCCATTGCTACGGCTGCATCACCTACAGTTACTTTTACTGACTCAGTCATTGCTGGTGCTGCTAGTGTTTGCTCACCTTCTGCTCCAACAAATACACCATTGTCGTTGCCCATTGCAACACCAAGACCACTTAGCTCTGTGTCAACAGTCCATGTATCTAATGTTAGGTCACCGCCTTCAGCAGCTTCAAAACCTAGTGCAACACCACCAGCTGCGGCTGTTACATCAACATCTACACCCAGTGTTCCGCCCCAGTCGCCTGAAGCTGTTTCAGCAAAGTCTAAACTTACTTCGCCTGCAACATCACCAAATGCTGTAGTAGCAAATGCTGTTGCAAATATGATTGCTAGTAAACTTCTCATATCTTTTTCCTTGTTATTATAAAAAAACAACCCATAGTGGGCTGCTCCTACATATTTAATATATTTGGTATGAAAAATCAATGGTAAAAAATAAAAAAACCACTGGTGTGGTTTTTGTACAACGATTCTGTTGCCAGGTTCGTTGCCAACCCCTACTTACCTAAATTAGGCAGCTAGTGCCATTTCTGGCGCACGATTGTCATTTGCAATTGTGATTTTTGACTAATAACGCAGTCATCCGGTTAACTCCACTTCACTTTCACACCTGTCGATCCTAATTTCTCGCCCATAAAAAACACACTTATCTAAATGTGCTTATGGTGGACGAGTGCGGTACCGCCCCGCAGTCCAGTATGTGTCCACGTTGCTTCAACGCTAACAGTTTATTTATACAGCCTTTGTTTGATAATGTCAACCGCTCTTTGACTAAGAACAATTTCATAATGATTGCGGTCCACTTGTTCGTATTCTACATCTGTTCTGCATGTCATACTTTTATAGGTAACTATACCGTCATTGCGACCACTGAGCCAAGGCACATCTCCTACAGTGGTTAGTACTTGTGTCCAAGGTATTGTGATTGGTGTGCGTCTACTGTCTCGTATAAAACTGCTAGTAGGAGCAATGTCTCTGAACAGTTGATATCCAGGATTTAACATGCTGCCCCAACTGGCTATTTCACTACCACCAAAAGGAGTAGCAAGACTAACACACCCAACGCTGCGACCTTCAAAATGTTTTTGCAAATATGTTGCGTATATGCCACCCAAACTGTGTACAATGTAAAAGAATGATCCTTTTTCATTTTCTAGTGTGTCATACATGACCTGCAAGTTGTCTTTTGCAGTTGTACTTTTATCATAGTTTAGGTATAAGGGTTTTTTAGCACCGATGCTTTTTTGCACAAATGCAAAACTGCGCTCACTTGCAGTGGCGCCATGTATGTATACAATCTTCATACTAGTATTTAATACTTACCAGCGAACTTCCATTTTTCTGTTGAGGTCTCGTTGTGCTTGGATTGCACTCAAACATTTAATCAATGCATTGCTTTTTGCAAAAGGTCTTTCGTATTGGTTCTTGTTTTTCCAAGTTTTGTTTTCATCTGCTTCTTTAAGAAATTCTCGATGTAGGATTTTTTTCATTAGTGTCAACTCTGCATCACTGAGTTGAGCCAGTTTGTTTGCAACCATAGCAGCCTCCATAAATTGCTTTCAATATATTTACAAAATTGTTACAATGTTGTGCGCTAACAGATTTAAAAATTGAGATAATCGTTTACTTTTTGGTTGGCGCTCATTTCTATACCTCGTTCCCATTGATTGTTAGGATTCACATTCCATATCAATTCTTCACGATAAGGAAGATTGGTCCACAAACTTTTGCCCATTGTTCTACTGCCAAACATTTCGCTTTCTAGCTGCCCAGCTCCCCAACTGCAATGACCTACAACTATTCTCCAATACTGAGGAAATTGATTGTTGTTGAACAAATTAATAATTTGTTTGTCTCTGGTTACAATTAAATTGTCTTGTAGTTCAATACTGGTTGGTAATATAATATCACTACTGTGCATCACATAAACTTGGTTTATCTCGACAGGCCCGCCGTAATAGATAGGAGCATTTATAGCCAATTGCATGCTTTTGCGCAATTTAACACTCACACGTTGTTCAAGTTCTTTGTTGAGTATCCATCCGTGTGCGCCGTCGCCGTTGTGTTCGTCAACGTATACAATACTTTTTCTAAAATTGTTATCTCCCAGTGTAGGAAGACTAACCAGTATTTGTTTTTGCATGTTCATTAATTGTTGATGCCTTTTCCAAAATCTATATCAAAATCGATTAGTCCGTGTTGTATGTCATGAGCAAGAGCTCGTATATCGTCTAATATTGCTTGACATGCAACTTTATCATACGTTCCTTGTACACGATAACGTTCTCTGTGAAGTTCAAGTGCTTTTGAGTGCAGCACTTCTGCTTTTTTATAAAATTGTTCTACGCTGTGTGACATGGTATACCTTTTGTCTAATGTACACGTATTTAACTCGTTTGTCAATAAATACTTACGGAGAGAAAACATGGACGCAGAAATAATGAACGCAGGCGAGGTGGGCCTAGAAGTCACCAATTTATTAATGCCATTTATAAGTGCATTACTTGTTTTAGTCATAACACTATGGTTTAAAGATTTTGCAACTAAGATTGCAAAAGGTATGATGTTCAAAATGAACAAAGCCTTCAACGAAGGTGATACAGTTATATTAGACGGTAATGACGCACTCATTGTAAGAATAGGACTCAGTGAAACTGTGTTTGGCGTATACAGTGACAGAGGATATACATGGCGTTATGTTCCCAATGAACGTATTCCATTTTTAAAACTTGAAAAAGTAATCAACAAAGATCTCCATTTAGACACTGAAGCTGAGAAAGCTGAAAAACTTCAATCATTGATTGACAGAGTACAAGACAATAAAATTGATCAAAATTCACAAGCTATAGAGGAGATTAAAAATGGTAACGGACGTAAACGTAAAAGTTGAATTTAGTTATAATAATGCACTACACTTTGCAGAGTTAGCCAATCTTGCTTATCAAGAAGAAAAAGTTTTTAAAAAAACAGCTTCTGCTATGGGTTATAAAAATATCAAATACTTCAATGTTGATGGTGCTCAAGCATATGGTATGAGTAAAAACGACTATATTGTACTGGCATTCAGAGGTACCGAGCCCACACAGTTTAACGATATCAAAGCGGATCTAAATGCACTACATGTTCGCAACGAGTTAGGTAAAGGTCGTGTACACAAAGGTTTCAAAGCGGAGGTTGATGATATTTGGGATCAAATTGAAGCCTGGATTATCAAACGCAAGTTCACACAAGCATACACTTGCGGTCATAGTTTAGGCGGAGCAATGAGTACTATTGCTTGTAGTAGATTGCCCCAAGGATCAATATGTTATAATTATGGTAGTCCTCGTGTTGGCACACCCGGTTGGGTCAAAGAGTTTAATAGCAAATTTACACTGTATAGGTTTGTAAACAACAACGATATTGTTCCAAGAGTTCCTTTTGCAGTTATGTGCTATAAACATGCAGGTAACTTACACTATATCAACACATATGGTAACATTCGTAATGCAACTGCATGGCAAAGATTCAAAGATAGATTCAGAGGATATCGTGCTGCTTTTAAAAAGCGTCAATGGTTCGACAGCATTTATGATCACGGCATGTCAAACTATATAAAACGTATCAGAGAGCAGTGTTAGCCTCCTACATATACTCCATTTTTAGGACGATACCATGCTTTTTGATCATGCAATCTTCCTAACAAGTCTAATATTTCTTTTGCCTCAGTTTGTAACATCTCAGGATCTTCTCCTTCGATTATACGTTGGCTTCTACGTCCAACTTTATTACGCAATGCTGTTTCAATAATATTAATGTCTTTTACACTAAGTTCAAACTTCAGATTGGGTTTCATTTAACATTTCCTTTGTGATCTTATTGGCAGGCATACAAGCCACATCTAGTATTGTATCGTTGAATCCTGCTACATCTATAACTTCTATAGCAAGCCTGTCACTATTAGTAGGATCATTTATATAGGATTTGCATTCGTTCTGTGTTTCAAATGGCAGCATCTTTAATGCAAAAGGTTCTGCTTCCAACATTACGAACACAATTAACCATTTCATAGTTTAATCCATTCTACTCTAGCATATTGAGCATCTAGATCATCTCTAAAGTCTATAGCATCAAGTACATTATCAAACTTACGTGATACAATTCTATCTTTAAAATATCCCACAATTTCTATCATTTATTGATTTCCGTTACTGCAATTATATAAAAACCTATGATAATAATTGCCAGTATGCTTATTGCTGTAAAAATTTCGCTCATTGACACAAGTCCTCATACTTTGTTGTATGGGCTCTGTGTAATACACCGTTAGGAAGTGTTTCTGTGGTGAATAGTTTTAAAAAGTATTTCAACATCTGTGTCTCCGTTGTGTATAATAATATATAGCACGCCAAAACTGAAAATCAACAGTCTTGACGTGCGTTAAAACGTAGCAGTCAATTAGTTTGAACGTAAAGCCTTTACTTGCATCATACAAGCCTTTGCTTCTTTGTGCAATCCCATACGAGCAAGTTCTGAAGCTGCTCTACTATAACCTAGTACTTCACAGAAGTTCCAAAAGCCTTTACCAAATCCACGAAACGGATTTACGATTGTGTTCATTACTAGTGTGGTCATTATACCCATCCTCTTAAATTTTCATTTACTTGATCTTTGTAGTGCTGTTCAGCTAGATAACGAATATCACCACGTGAAATCCCGATATCATTCAATTCTGCGTCTGAAAGTTTACTTAGTTCTTTAACTGTTGCATTTGCTGCACTGCGAGCTTCTAATTTAATTACTTGTTTTTTCAACCAGTTAGATATGCTCGTAAGTCCAACCCAGCTGAATGTGTTTGCTACTAGTGTAGTCATTCTCTGTTCCTTTACATTGTTGTTTGATGCTTGAGGAAAGCAATACCCCCCGTCTTTTCAGGGTGTCATTCGCTTGGTAAGGCTGTCTGCGCCAGCCCTGGTCTTTCCCAGTGCCACTCATTTTTTCTGAGCTGAGGTCGCTCTGTTGTGTTAACAATTTTATTTATAATTATAGTACAGCAATTCTGACCTATTAGCTACAGCAAAGATTAAAAAGACGTTATGCATTTTGTGCATAGCTTATTTTAGTTTGAAACCAATACGGCCTTTTTGTCCTGTTGCAAAATAAGTCTTGTTGACCAACTGCGGCGCACCTTTGAACACTGCTGGAAACTTGGTATAGTATTGCATTGTTACTGCATCTCTGCCTTGTGCTTGCTGTGCTTTGGTAACCAATTGTACATACTCGTTGTTGTTGAGTACTTCCAGCATAGCATTTTTAAATTGTTCGTTTGCATTTACTTGTGGAATGACTGCATTCATAACGGCTGTTAGTGCATGCCAAAATACTCTATAGTCTGGTCTTTCTTGTGTACCAGTGGCAACACCTTGTTGTTGTGTCATTTGCTGTAAGCGTTCACTTTGCAAATCACCAATGTTTTGTGTGCGCTTGTCCAAGTTTGCCATTGCTCTAATATCATCATCGTCGATAATATTAAACATACGTGCTACTTTTAGTGGACCATTTACTGCACTCTCAGTTGCAAGCAATTCAATAATTTTTGCACCTTCTGGAAAACGCTGTTCGATTTCTGGTGTCATTTGTTTGTAAACACCACTAAGACTGCTGGCTGCGCCACCACTTGTGCTGATCTTACTGCTAACTTGAATACTACGTCCGTCTGCTGTTTGAATAATACTGTCGATTAATTCTGCTGCTTTGTCCTGAGGAAACATAACACTACTACCAGCTAGATTGGTTAAATTAAATGCTTCCATCATTTTTGCTGTATCGCCTGTGACACTACCAGGATTACTCATAAGTGCAATTGGACCTAGATATTCTCCGCCATACTTTTGTAAAACATTGTAATATTTTCCAGCGCCTGGGATCGGATTTTGTTGACCTTTCAATGCTTGGTCAACTGCATCTGCCATAACTTCTCCAAGATCACCTAGTGCTTGTGTGCCTTGTTTGATTTGTTGTGCTAATTGACTTGCTGTGCGATAGTTTTCGTCAGGAATTAAATCTGCTGGTTTGATTGGCACACTTTCTTTTTCTGCACCTTGACTGAACTTATATCCTCTGAGTGTTTTCCACATGGTGTGTACACCTTGTGGTGGAATAGCTCTGATGTAACGTACCCAGTATTGAGGTTGATTGTTACTGTCAGTCACTGACGCAATAATAGCGGCTCTGGTTCCACTGTTGGGTTTGTTGTCATCAACTCGTGTGTTTGTGTCTGGAATAACACTGTCTACAGCCTGCATCATTTGATCCATATCTTCATATGAATCACCGCCTTCGTTGGGCAACACTGTAATGTCTTGTATAGTAAGAATGTCGCTAGGATCTGTATCGCTAACGTATGTTTCGCCAGGTGCTCTTGCAGTCACACCTCTGGATTCTAATAGTTCAAATGCTCTCATGCAACTATTTATTAATTTCCGGTAGTTGTGCTTTCATATGTTCGATTGAACTGGTTGTGTACTCTAATAAAAGTTGTACACTTTGCTAGTTGCTTGAGTTTTTGAGCACCTACGTATGTTAGTGTACTGCGAACACCACCTAAAATATCTTGAACTGTTGACATAACAGCGCCGCGATAAGGCACAAGAACTGTGCGTCCTTCACTGCTACGATAGTCTTTAAGACCTTCGAAATGTTTGTCGTTGGCAGTTTTACTACTCATTCCGTAGAATTGTACAAATAGTTTTTCTTCTACTGCATGCTGTTCTGTACCATCTTCGTGTATAATAAATTCATTTGATTTGTAAAGTTTTTGTATAATTTCACCACCGCCTTCATCGTGTCCAGCAAGCATTCCACCTAGCATCACAAAGTCAGCACCGGCAGCAAAAGCCTTTGCCACATCACCAGGACAAGTACAACCGCCGTCAGCAATAATATGTCCTCCCAGCCCATGCGCCGCATCAGCACACTCAATAACCGCACTAAGTTGGGGATAGCCCACCCCAGTTTGTATGCGAGTCGTACAAACCGACCCTGGCCCGATTCCGACTTTGACGATGTCTGCTCCATTTAGTATTAACTCCTGTGTTTGATCTGCTGTAACAACGTTGCCAGCAATGATCACAATATCAGGATACAGCGTTCTAAATTCTTTGACATATTCTATAAAACGCTGACTGTATCCATTGGCAACATCAATACAAACGTATTTAAGATGATTACCAACTTGTTCATACACTGTGCGAAACTTGTCTTGATCTTCTTGTTTAATACCAATACTCATAGCAACATTGTCTGTGCGTGTAGGCATGTCACTGTCAAAGTAATCTATCAATTCTTGCACACTGTATGTTTTTACAAGACAAGTAAAAATACCATTTTCTGCTAGTTTGTCTGCCATAGCAAAAGTACCAACACCATCCATGTTGCTAGCCATAATTGGAATGCCTTCGTAATTTTGACCATGTGCAAATGTAAATGTACGCTCCATGCGTACTTCTTTGCGTGAACCCAAAGTACTACGCTTTGGACGGATCAAGACATCACTGTAGTCCAACTTTGTTTCATCTTCAATTCTCATTTAAACCTCTTCAATATCAAGAGAAAGTGGAAATCCTGCTGTGCGACTTATCATAGTGCTTTCGGCTACTTTTTGCTCAGCTATTTCGTAGTAGTATACACCGGCAGTTCCTTTGCCCTCATTGTGAACTTGCAATGTAATATTTTGTGCTTGTTCGTCATTGTGACCAAATATATTTTTAAGCAATTCAATCACAAACTCGATAGGTGTAGTGTTGTCATTGTGAAGCACGACTCTAAATTTATTAGGTCGTTGATAAACAATATTCATATCATTGTTTGTGGTTGTGTGTGTTGCTTCCATACTAGTATTTATCGTAAATCATGGGGGGATTTCTCCCCCCACTTTATTTTATTTTATTTCAATAGTACGTGGTTTTTTCTCTTCTGGAATAATACGTTCTAGTTCGATAAACAACATACCATTTTCCATACGTGAACCATTAACCACAACATCATCTGCTAGTGTAAAGTTACGTTTGAACTTACGCTGACTGATGCCTTTGTGGATCCATGTCCAGCCTGGTTGTTCAACTTCGCCTTCTGGATTGTGTTCAATTGTAAGTACACCTTCTGCTACAGTGATTTCCAAATCTTCTTTGGCAATACCTGCTAGTGCAATTTCAATTTGAAACTTGTCACCATCACGAACAATGTTGTAAGGTGGATAACCTGTGCTATTGGCATTGTGTTGTACATATTTGAACATATCGTCAAATACTCTATCAAAGCCTACTGCATAAGGGGTGAGTTTGTTAATGTCTAATGTAGTTAATCTGTTCATAGCTTCTCTCCTTACGCTTTCAATGCCGCTGTATATGCGGTTGTCATTGATTCTGTTGCGTTTGCCCAAGTTTTAGCAAATTCAGTATTTGCTTCAGCCATAGCTTTAACAGGCTTTGTGTACTGTTCACTTGGATCAATTGTGTTTAGGAAAGTTTTTGTTTGTGTGTGGATTTGATCCACAAGGTTATTAAAATATTGTGCTTGCATGTCAATCTCCTTTTAAGCAAGATTTATATACGTAGACCCTATTGGCATCTACAAGTTTATTTATCTAGGGACTAACCGTGGTCCCTAACGTGCGTATTACGGCGCAACCCTTCTCTCTGTTTTTCTAGTCGTCCCACTATAATTCTTGTCTAGTGAGTCTCCTTTCTTGTTACAGTTCGGATCAAAGCGTTCAATACATAACGCTTTAATATACACACTCACTTGCGGTTTTTCAACTCTTGTCCTATGCACAGGAAAGCAGGTGCATCTACTCTGGTGTGTATATTAAAACACTATAATATTTGATAGGTGGGACTAAGGATTACCCACAAGCGCCAGCACAGATCCTGTCCATATCCAGCGAAGCCTAGCATTGGATAGTTACTTCCAAAATCTGCATCTTCCTGTCTCCAGGCTCATGCAGTGCCACTACAGCTACTAGCCAAGTTACTGCCTCTGTAAGCAGCGTTTCCTTGCACTATCTAACTCAGACCGTCGTCTTTGTTATGCTTTTAATATAGTATTTGTTGACACAAATGTCAACCTTTTTTACCAATTTTCTTTATTTTTTTCAACAGTTTTTAACCAACGTTTTCTAGCTTGTGCTTTCTCACGTTTTTTCTTAGCACTTGGTTTTTCGTAATATTCTTTAGATCTTAGATCTTTTATAACGCCTTCTTGATTTACTAATTTTTTAAGTTTGCGTAAAGCACGACCTACATCATTATTACGAACTTCTACATAAAGTCCTTGTTTTTCAGTTCTATCTCTGCTCATTCTTTCCTCGTTAGTACACCGATTAATCGGTTTCCATTTAGATTTGGCTTGCTTTCCCAGTCAGTATTTTCTAGACTTTCAGTAATACGATCAATTATCGCAAACCCTTGTTGTTTATTGGCATTTTCTCTGCCTTTATATCGTATTACACATTTTACTTTGTTGCCTTTGCTTAAAAACTTTTCAATGTTTTTGAGTTTTATGTCAAAATCATGATCACCAATTCCCAATCTAAACTGAACTTCTTTGATTACAATTTGATTTTCACGCTGTTTTTTAGCTGCTTCTTTTTCACGTCTTTTTTGTTCGTAGAAATATTTATTAGCATCTAATAGTTTAGCTACCGGCGGATCGCTTTTTTCACTTATTACTACTAGGTCTGTTTGGTGTTGTTTAGCTAATTCCAATGCCTGGTCTAAACTAACAATTCCAAATTGTTGATCTTCTCCGACTACTCTCAGTGTATTGTGCTGTATATTTTCGTTTATAGGTTGCTTAGGTGCAACTTTTTGAAATCTACGCATCAAGTACACTCTCTAGTACCATATCGCTGTATTCGTCGATGCTGTCTACAATAGTAAATTTTTTATTTTGTATTGTCATGCTGTTTAACAGTTTTACTAGTCCTTTCTTTTTGTTACGCTGATTTATAAAAATAGTTGTTTTGCTACTCAATAAAATTAGTGCAAGGCTAAGTTCGTTAACATCATCCAAATCTACATAAACTGTGTCGCTAAATCTAACCATACTTATTACCCAAGCACTATTAGACTCTGTTACCTTGCCATTTGGATGATACAGTGTAACACTGACATTTTTAAAAATATTTTCATACAATAATTCAATTTTTTGTACAAAGTCAGCACTACTACTTATTACTGTTATAATAGGCCCGCTTTCTGGCAACATCATATCAGGCGGAGTTACTGTGTATATTGCGTTTTCCCTCATTGGGTTTATTCGTTGTCCTTTGATCTGATTCTTATACTTTTAATTGTTTTACCTGTGCCGGCTAATCTACCATCAGGTGAATAAAGTTTCATATTATGACGCTGACTTAATTCTTGTGCATCAAGTTCTTCGTCAGCTCTTGTATCAGTATAAGGGTCATATGGTGTTTTGTCAACTTCTTTTTCCAGTTCCTTGGCAACTTCCTCAAGCACTTCTGGATCTGCTTTTTCTAGTAGTTGTTCAATATCAGCATCTGATGCTTCTACTTCATCAATGCTACCATCATCTGTTACGCCTGTTTGTTCTTCTTCAATTGGTTCAACAACAGGTTCAGGCTTTTTTGCCCGAGGTTTTCGATTCCATTCAAATGTATACTGTGCTGCTATCAACAACATAACTGCTAGTGGATCAAACACAAATATAATTGTAAGTATAACCCAACGAACTGCTTCTTCTAGTATGTCTCTGTCAGCTTCTCCATACACAAATTCTGCAATGTATTTTACAGGTCCCACCTCTGCTTCTAGTTTACGTGCTTCAGCTTCTAGTTTGAACTTTTCTTCGATAATACGATCTATTTCGTTGTTTGCCGCTTTAATACGGGTATTTTGCTCGTCTATTAATGTATCCAAATCAGCATTTTCACCCACTTGTATTTGAGCTCTAAGTTTTTCAATCACTGCTTGAGCATTAGCAATTTCGTCTTCTGCAACTGCACGTATTCTAGCAATCTCTGCTCTGGCTGTTTCAATTCTCGGATCTTCTTGATTGCGCAATTCAGTAATAGTTGTTTGTGCAATTTTTCTTGCTTCTCTGTTAGCAGGAATATCTGTGTTTAGTACACTGTCAATTTTTGATTGTATACCAGCTCGTTGACTTTCTAATCCACTTGCTGCATCACTACGAATGCGATCAATGGTATCTAATAATGCTTGCTTGCGTTCGTCGATGCGCTGTGTTTGTGTACCACGCAGGTCTTTTACTAGTTCAGTAAGTCTAGCACGTTCTGTATCTACAGCATCTTGAGCTCTAGTGCGCAATTCAACTTCTTGTGCTTGCAATTGTTGAATGCGAGCTTGTTGAGCTTCTACCCACGTTGCTAGAGCTCTGCGTGTGTTGCTACCAAACAGTCCGTCACTGGTTACACCAATAACTGCTTGACCTTCTTTGATCTTGTCACGCTCTGTACTTTGCAATTTGTTTGTGGTTACAACAATTAATTCTTCAGTTGCACGTATTTGTTCTAGTATAGGATCAACTGCACTTGTATCTGCTTCTACACCACTGATACGCTGTTCGTATTCGTTTGCTTGTGTGTTAATACGTTCTAAATCTACATCTAACTGTGCAATTTGATCTCTATATGGCTGTACTTGTTGTTCAACACTGGCAACACTAGCATTTGCAAGTTCTGCTCTATACTCTTCAACTAAACCATTTAATCTAGTTAATTCGGTGTCCAAACTGATAATTTCATCTTCATAAACTGCAACACGATTTGCTAGTGCTGTTTCTTGTGCAGTGATAATAGCTTGTTGTTCATCAATGCTAGGTTGACGCCTTGTGTATGCACTGTCAATGCGTTCTTGTTCTCTGTCAATTTTATCTTGAATTCCCACATCTTGTTTGTCAGCATCTGTTTCGCCTTTGGCAATACGCTGTTCTGCCCTAGCAATTATTTCTTGCTGACGAACAATTTCTTCTTCCATGCGTTCAAGTTGTGCCACTTGTTCCTGTGCGGCACTGGTTTGTTCAATGTGTGCTTTTGATAGGAAACCAAAAATACCCATGCTGGTAATAAACATGAGTACTACCACTGCAACACTGAGATATGTTCTCATCCACCATGCAGCCTTACTCCAATATCTGTGAAGCCATACAGCGGTAACCAATTTACCAATTTCTAATACACCACCCATGATAATAATTGGTATAGCAGCGGCGGCAAAAATTGCAACCAACCCAGCTACACTGTAGTAAATTGCCACGGCACTGATACACAGTGCAATAAACATTGTTAGTATTCCAAAAAGCATACGCTTAGTCTCCAAACCTTTCAGCAAAACCTTCATTTATCATAATACTGGAAACATCTAATAGTTTTCCTGTATTATCTACAATTGAAAGTTTTCCCATAATACGTCCTGCTTTACCTCTTTTGTTTAAAATGGTTTCACAAATAAATTCAGACCCTAATAGTTCTGTTAGTCGATTTTTACTTGCTAGAGCCTGAGCTTTTTCAGCGTCGTCCAAACTTCTAATGTCTCGGACGTTTGCTCCATATAATTTAATTCGTTGTCTGATAGTCACATTGAACCCCAAGTCAATGATTGCATCAACTGTGTTGCCGTCTATCACTCTTATTGTATTGCATTGATATGTGTACATCTTGCAAAATCCTTTGTCTTATATACTATTTATCGGATTTCGCACTATTTTGTTGCTGATCTGCAAGCCATGCATTGGCTTGTCTATTGCGTGTTGGAGTGTTTACCCATGATCTGATATCTTTGTAAATTTCATCAAAACTTTTTCCACGCTCTGGATCTTCTAGTCCACCGCTGTTGTCAACTACATAAAAATTCTTATTACCAAAAACTTGTTGGAATCCCATAATGTTGTCTTGTACTTGAGCCCACATTTTGCTCACAACACTGTCGGGTAATCTTCTGTCTCTCATTTTATTACGTTGTTGTGCAACCTCTTCACTGGTGTTCACAAACAACATAACAGTTTCGTAACCAATATCTCTGAGCAAATCACTTTGCTTTTGTACTTTACCAACATCTTTACCAGTACCATCAATAACAAGACCAAGACGACCATCAATGTATCCTGCTTGCCGTGACATGGTTAATTCTTTGGCACGATTGCGTACTTCTTGACCTTTGTCACTGTAAACTTGATCCGGATCACTTAAATCTAAGTCATCTTTTTTAGCTAGATATTCATATATGTCATCGCTGTTTACAGTTTTTAATCCGTATCCACTCAAAAGTTTACCGGCAACGTAGCTTTTGCCACTGCCGGGTCCTCCTGCTAGGAATACTGCTTTAAAAATGTGAGGATCGTTAGGACCCTCACTCAAGTTTGTTGATATAATTTCGTTTACTAGCATACAATTATTTATGCTAATCCCATCGATAAAACTTGTGTACTCCTATTGTGCCTACAAATGTCATGTCTCGAGCCCAATTGGGTTTTACATAATTGGCATGATAGTGTGTAGCACCTTCTGTAAGTCCTCGAAACTCTTCGAACTTCATAATGCGCCAAGCAAGTGTTTGTGCTGCTATCCAAGAATCTTCGTCTTTGGGTACATCAGCTTTACCATCACAATACCAACTAAATTGACAACGATTTCGAATCATCTTGCCATTGGCATCTTGTTTGCCTTGTTTGACTACTTCACACACTGTATTAGGATAGCGACTGTCACGCACACGATTTAATACAACATCACTTACACCAATTTGATCTGCTAAACTACTACCACGTGCTTCGTAGTAGATGTTTAGTGCCATACAGTATGTTTCAGGGAATGTTTCTTCGCTGTAGCCCGCAAACTCTTGATTAGCTGAGCTAACGCTGGTTGTCATCATAATTGCAATGATGCTCAATAGAAGTCGTTTCATTTTCTGCCTCAATTTGTTTATAGTTCACCAAGACTGAGCTGTTCTTTAATTTTGCCATTCTCGTCGATTAATTGAACAAGCCCGTCTTTAATTTTACCACGTTGCACCAAATATGTTTTTTGTTTGATTTGACTGTTCATGTGCTTTACTGCCTGTTGCTTTGTACTGAACAAGTCACAAGTTTTTGTTTGGATACCACCGTGATTGTTATAAAACACAGTTTCAACTTCGTAGGTACTCATTGTATTACACTCCTTTGTAAACAATATAGTACTGTTGACTGCGTTTGTCAAGAACATTCAACAGGCGCAGTAGCTTCAAACTCTGCAACCATGTCTTTTTTCTTGAGCAAG